TAACTTGGGTGGTGCTAACTTGGGTGGTGCTAACTTGGGTGGTGCTAACTTGGGTGGTGCTAACTTGGGTGGTGCTAACTTGGGTGGTGCTAACTTGGGTGGTGCTAACTTGGGTGGTGCTGACTTGGGTAAAGGCAAAGTAAAAACATTTGCAGTTTTTACGGGCATATACTATTATACCGTTATCCCTTACATTTTAGAAGATGGCGAACAGCGTGTAAAAATGGGATGCCATGATAGAAGCGTTGCTGAATGGGATGCGGACTTTTGGAATAATGATTGTGAGTTCCCTAACAATGGCAGTATTAAAAGCAACCTTCGGGTTATAGCTTACGACACCGCAAAAAAATGGATTGAATTAAATAAATAACCTTTAAATACAAATACAATGAACCGTTCCGAATCAATAGTAAAAATATCAGCCGCTTTAGTTAAGGCTCAAAGCGAAATGTCAAACGCTAAGAAAGGGGCATCTAACCCTTTCTTTAAATCAAAGTATGCGGATCTAAACTCCATTCGTGAAGCTGCATTGCCAGTACTTAACACGCATGGCATAACCGTTATACAACCTACTTGCGTGGTAGATGGCATTAACTATGTAGAAACAATCCTACTGCATGAAAGCGGCGAATACATAAGCAGCCTTACGCAAATAGTAGTTGATAAAGTTACCGATGCCCAAAAGCATGGCAGCGGGTTATCGTATGCTCGTAGATACGCATTGCAGTCAATAGTTTGCTTAGGTGCAGAAGATGATGATGCTAATGCATCCGTTCAACCGCCTAAAGTATCTATTGAAGAAGAAAAGCAAAAGGCGTTAAGAGATTTTAATGTCTGCAAATCAATCGTAGAAGTAACCGCATTATGGAACAAGCTACCCGCTCACGTTAGGGCAATACCAGAAGTAGTAGAGGCTTGTAAAGTAAAAGGCGAATCATTTAAAGTATCTAAACCCGCTCCCAATGAAACTACCAAGTAACGACCATTACATCCAGGAACATGAAAGAGAAAACTACCCTACACGCTCCAACGGTATCATACCTACATGGCTTAAGGGCGAAAGCAAAGCGGCTAGTAATTATCAAAGGGAATGGGTGGATAGTATGACACCTGAACAACACGCAAAGCACTTGGCAAACGAATTAGAGTACCAAAAATGTATTGGCAATGCAAAATACTACTGAAACCCTAACATGGCTTACCGAAGCCCACCTAGAGTGTGTAAGGCAATACCGTTGCGCATTAGAGCGTGAAATCAACCACGTTCAGCGCATATACAACCATAAGCTAAGCGAAGAAGTAAAGCGTGTTTTAAAGCAATCCCTGAAGGAAATAGAAATACCCCAATACCCAACACCGCCTAATCGTGAACTGGCAGCGCAGATATGGGCAAAGGTGAGAAAGCCAAATTGGGAGTTAATTCGTAGGGAATATTTAGAATTAATTGATAGTATTTGAACTTTAACCGCAACGGGCTACGGTTACCCGTATAATTATGATTACAACTACATTAGTAGGCGCATTGGGCAAAGATGCCATTGTAAACGATGTACAAGGAAAAAAAGTGATTAACTTCTCTGTTGCTATTACGCAAGGCTACGGCGATAACAAAACAACCTTATGGGTTGATGTTGCTAAGTGGGGCGATAAAACCACAGTAGCGGAGTACTTAAAGAAAGGCGTAAAGGTTGCCGTATCTGGCGAACCATCCCTAAGAGTTTGGGAGAAAGACGGTAAGCATGGTGCATCAATTACACTAAGAGCAAACGAAGTTGAATTGCTTAGTAAGGCGGAAAACGCTGCACAGCCGCAACAAGCTGCACCGAGTAATGAAGAAGACTTTAGCAGTCAATTACCATTTTAAAATTTAAACACCTTACGGCGTATAGGTTAGCCGTAATTTATTATGAAAGAATTACAATCACAGACATTTTTAGATTTAGTAGAAAGACTAAACAAAGAATTGTGTTATTATGAAGAGTTATGCGCTAAAGCTAACCATTATTCAAAAAAGATTTCAGGATTAGATAATATTGTTGATTCAGAATTGAAACCGCCTCTCACCGATAATCTTATTTCTATATTAGAATCGCTTAGTATTAAAATTTCAAGTTTAAATACTAACCTTTCAGGCTCTTTAATTAATATTGAAAAGGTAGTAAACATTTAACCCAAAACCGAGTACGGGCGGTAACCCGTACACCTTTTAACATGAACATACAAAATCAGGCTGAAATAGTAAAGCAAAGACTTACTTATCATTTTTTACAAATTGATGGAAGTTGGGATGTACCAAAAAATCTGCCTTTTATGAAAGAATTTTTAAATGAAATTAAAACACTTTGCAAACTAATAGAATCAGAATTGCATCCTAAACAATCATAACATGAAACCACACTACACCACAACCCCAACAGAATACCTGCGCCGCAAGAACAACCTAACCAAAACGACCTACATTCGCAAGCAAGGGAAAGGGTTCTACCTAGTCAACGGCAAAGAAATACCCGCCGAAGAATGGGAAGAAGCTAACAAGCTACCGTTATCTTTGGTATTAGGTAAAGCAAATCCATGTAAAAAATACGCTTACGCATATTAAAATTAAAAGTATGACACCTAAAGAGAAAGCTAAAGAGTTGGTAAAAAAATTTACATACTGTCAAAGAGGCTTTATAAACACAGTATCTAAACAATGCGCATTAATAGCGGTTGATGAAATAATAGACTCTTACTCTGAATACAAAAATATGCACGACCAAGAGTTCTTAGATGCAGATGTAAAATATTGGCAACAAGTCAAAACCGAAATAAAAAACCTATGACACTAACCGAATACCAAGCCGCCGTCAAACTCTTTGAAGCAGCCATACGCAATTACACCGCAACGGCAATAGACAACGAACCTACGATGCAGTTGTACAGAGCCTATGTAATAGAAGTATTTGGCAGCAATCCGATAACCACAATTAAGGGCCGATGCTCTAACGTTGTGGGCGAAGCAAAGCATTGTCTTAGGGCAATGTTAAAGTTCAACACTAAGTTTATGCTAAGCGAAATAGCCGTATTAACCAAAGCCGCTTCGCACAGTACTATTAGCTGCAGCCTTAGAGCGCATTATAACCTAATGTTAACCGATAGAGCGTACAATGCCAAGGTAATGGCGGTGCAAAGTAAAATTGATAACTATGAGCGCAACTAAATCATATTCGCATAAGGTAGCCGAAGTGTACGAAAACGGGATAATACAACGTAGAGTAGTGCTAACGGCTCGTAAAACAACTAGTGCAAAGATTCGTAAGGAAATGCTAACAAGGTTATATAAAGAGGTTGAGAAAGCCGCCGCAATGCGGAGAGAAAATAATTATTGGATTGAATTGAAATATTCGTAAGTTTAACATCTAAAAACTAAAAACATGAACGTTTACACAGAAAGACTCATTTACGAGTTTGAGCAATTAGTAAAGCAAATTGAACCTTTAACAACAGATGAAAAGGTTTTTGTAATTAACGGATGCAAAAAAGCATTGCACCAGGTTAGCCCGATGAAATCAGAACCAGTTGATTGTATCTTATGGGTTAAGAATGATTTAGTACACGCTAACGATTACAACCCAAACAAAGTTGCACCACCTGAAATGGAATTGTTAAAAATATCAATTCAGGAAGATGGCTACACGCAACCGATTGTTACAATGCTAGAAAAGCAAGGTACTAGAGAAGTAATAGACGGATTCCATAGACATAGGGTAGGTAAGGAATCAAAGACTATTCAAAGCAGAATACATGGTTATTTGCCCGTTGTTACAATCAATGAAAATAAGACCGATAAAACAGATAGGATTGCTTCTACCATCCGACACAATAGGGCAAGGGGTAAGCACCAAGTAGACGCAATGAGTGAAATTGTATTGGAATTAAAAAATCGTAATTGGAAAAACGAACGTATTGCAAGGGAGTTAGGAATGGATGAAGAAGAAATATTGCGTTTATGCCAAATTACTGGATTGCAAGATATTTTTAAGGATGAAGATTTTAGCCGTTCATGGGAGTCTTCGGATGCGGTTGGATTGAATTACGAACCATTAACAGATGATTTATCTGAAGAAGAATTGGAGCATTATAAAACGGTTAATACTAACGATCCAGAAAGAATATTTCATACGTTTGAAAAATGGGAATGCCATAAAGCGGGGTTCTATGCTTCTAAGTTTGATGGACATACTCAAGAACAATGCGAAAAAATGTATGCCGAATTCTTATCCGATACGCCTAGATTTAGAGAAGCATTAGACGGAGTAATTAGAGAATGGGTTAATAGTTGCGAACACTACCTTACCAACAAAGCAATGAATCGTATTGCATGGCTAGGACAAGCGGCAATGTGTTACGCAACTGGAGTTCCCGCAAAGTATTGTTCAGGCTTTAATCTTCTTACGGCCGATGAACAAGACAAGGCAAACGTTACTGCATTGGAAGCGTTAAACTTTTGGATGCGTAAGTATGAAAGAAACGAGATAAGCATGGAAGATGCTTTATCTATTGGTAGACAAGTAAATATTTATTAATCATGGCTACAAAAGTATATAACAGCAAATCGGTACTTGAGGCATCTCAAGAAAGAATATCCAAAGTGTTTGATAACTTTGAACGCATATACATATCTTTTTCAGGCGGTAAGGATAGCAGTGTTATGAGTCATTTAGTATTAACCGAAGCAAGGAAAAGAAACCGTAAAGTTGGTTTTCTTATTATTGATCTTGAAGCACAATACAATGACACTATTACGCACATTGAACACATGATTGAAATGTACAAAGATAACATAGACTTGCATTGGTTTTGCGGTGAATTATTATTGCGTAATGCCGTAAGCAATTACGAACCACGTTGGGTTTGTTGGGATGAAGATAAAAAAGACACATGGGTAAGACAAAAACCAAAACTAGCATCCGACTTAACTCAATACGATTTCTACCAGCCAAAAATGGAGTTTGAGGAATTAATGGTAATATTTGGCGAATGGTACTCCAAAGGCGAAAGAACCGCCGCTTTTATTGGGATTAGAGCGGATGAGTCATTGCACCGTTATCGTGCTATTGTTTCCCGAAAAGATGGGTTAATGTTTAATAACTGGAAATGGAGTACTAAGGTATCTTCTACTCTTTATAACATATACCCAATATACGATTGGAAAACCGAAGATATTTGGGTATATAACGGAAAGAATAGAGAATTGCCTCATAATAGAGTTTACGATAAAATGATGATGGCGGGGGTAAAGATTAGCCAACAGCGTTTGTGTCAACCTTATGGGGATGACCAACGTAGGGGTTTATGGCTTTATCATATCATTGAACCCGATACCTGGTATAAGTTAATCGCTAGAGTAAACGGTGTAAATAGCGGGGCATTGTATGTTCAAGAAAACGGCAATATTTCAGGGTACAATAAAATATACAAACCTGACGGGCATACATGGGAGTCTTTCTGTAACTTGCTATTATCAACAATGCCAAAGAAAACTTCATTGCATTATCGGGAACGGTTTAAGAAGTTTATCAAAGGATGGCAAGATCGTGGGTATTTAAAAATACCTGACGAAGCACCCGAAGATTTAGAAAATAAATGCTGGGTTCCATCATGGAGAAGAATGTGCAAAGTAATGTTAAGAAATGATTATTGGTGCAAAGGATTAGGGCAAACGCAACCCTTATCCGATGCTTATGGTAAATTTAAAGCAATTAAACAATTAAGAAAAAATGAGAACAACGCTGCATAACCACAAATTTATTGATAGCGAAGAAAAGCCATTGATTAAAAACGCTGATTATAAAGCATTAGTTGAAGCGGCTCAAATAGTATTTAGGTATCAATACCTTTACAGCTTAACACCTCAACAAAAGTTTATAGTTGACGATATTTTATTAGGCGAAAAGAGTATTAATAAAAGATTGAACCATCCTGAAATATTTAACAAATGACTTGGAAACAACGCTATTTTGACGCTCATTTTAAGCATACCACAGAACGCACCCCGTCAGTAGTTGCAGACGGGCATTACTCGCCACCGAATATGCCAAAGGTTAACACCGCAAACGGCCTAACGCTGTTTATATGTAACTACATCAACTGGAATGGGTATAGAGCAACTAGAATAAGCACAGCGGGGCGGGTTGTTGGCGGTAAATATGTTTACGGGCAGACTAGACGAGGAACGGCGGATATATCTGCAACCTTAGCGGGTCGTTCTGTAATGTGGGAAGTAAAGGTCGGGAAAGATAAACCTAGCGAGTACCAATTAGCGGAACAAGCTAAAGAAAGAAAAGCAGGTGGCGAGTATTATTTTGTGCATACTCCCGAGGAATTTTTTCAACAATTAGACGAGTTTTTAAGTAGATTTTAGTATATTGCAAACGATGTGTAGCAGCATCATTTAGAACTTATTACCCCAATGATTTGGACTGCATCTGCTACTGCATCCATTTCTGCGGGGTTTTTTATTTATGAACGGTTACGATTTATCAAAAGCATGGTTTGAGTGGTGTCATATAACTAAAGAAAGGTATTCTACCAATCATGCTGCATTGTACTTTTACCTTATAGAATTATGCAATAGTTTAAATTGGAAAGCATCATTTGGCTTACCAACTGTTAACACAATGCAAATTTTATCTATAAAAAAACATAAAACTTACTACGATACTTTGCAAGATTTATGCAGTTGGGGGTTCATTGAAATACTTGAAAAAGCAAAAAATCAACATCAAAGCACCCTAATCTGCTTATGCCAAAAAGGGAAAAGCAAGGTAAAAGCAAGGGAAAAGCAAGGTAAAAGCAGGGCATACATAGATAAACCTATAAAAACTAATAAAAACAATATACCTACTATTGATGAAGTGATTTTGTATTTTACCGAAAAGGGGTATAAAAAAGAATCAGCAGAAACAGCTTACAATTATTACAACTCAAACGACTGGAATGATAGTAGGGGTAAAAAGGTTTTGAACTGGAAACAGAAAATGATTGCAGTTTGGTTTAAAGATGAAAACAAGATACAAAAACGCACCTTAAAACTTGTTCAATGATTTCAAACGAATTAAAAGCTAAAATTAAGGCGGCGGCAAAGATTACTGATTTTATTTCAGGCTACAAAAAAGTAGGATCTAATTATAAAGTAAAATGCCCATTACATAATGAAAATACAGCATCATTTACCGTTCCACAAGAAAACAATTATTTTACTTGTTTTGGTTGCGATAAAAGCGGGGATGTAATTACGCTAGTTATGGAATTAGATAAATTAAATTATCAACAAGCAGTAAAAAAGATTGCAGATAAATATAATATTGAAATTGAGCCAATAGGTAAACAATATGAAAAACCTATTCAACGTCTTGAAAAGGTTGATAAATCTATTATTGAATGGTTTGAGCAAAGGGGTATAAGCAATAATACTTTGTTAAGATTTGGCATTACTGAATCAATTGAATGGATGCCAAAAGCTGAAAAAGAAACAAAAGCGATTTGTTTTAATTATTTTCAGGACGGAGAATTAGTTAATATTAAATTTAGAGGTCGTGGCAAAGACTTTAAATTTAACAAGGGTTCAAAACTGATATTTTACAATATTGACTCAATTAAGGATGAAAAAACAGCTTACATAGTAGAGGGTGAAATGGATTGCCTTTCAATGCACGAAGCTGGAATATACAATGTGGTAAGCGTTCCAAATGGAGCAAACGTAAGAGGGAATACCAATCTTGAATATTTAGATAACTGTATAAGCTATTTTGAGCCATTAGAAAAGATTATTATATCAGTTGACCAAGATGAAGCAGGAGAACGATTAAAACAAGAACTTGTTAGAAGATTAGGGAAAGACAAATGCACCTTTTTAAAATATCCTGATGATTGTAAGGATATAAACGATGTTCTTTTAAAATACGGTAGAGAAAAGGTAAAAGAAATTGCTGCATCCGATATACAATTCCCTATTGATGGAATAGTAACAAGCGAATCAATAGAGGTTGATTTATTGAACTTTTATGATAATGGATACCCTAAAGGAACAGAAGTTAAAATTGAGGGGTTTAACGAGCATTTGAGATTATCGGATGGGCAAATAACAATAGTTACTGGTAGTCCTGGAAGTGGTAAAAGCGAATTTATAGATTTAATAATGGCTACAACAAGTATAACAGATAATTGGAAATGGGGGGTTTGTAGTTTTGAGAATATTCCTGCATCATTACACGCTACTAAAATAGCAGAAAAATTAACGGGAAAATCTTTTGATTATCGTAAAGACCACTTACAAAGAATGACAAGGGATGAATTGTTACACGCTAATTATCATATAAATTCAAATTTTAACTTTGTTAATACTGGAACTTGCGATACAACAGTTGATGGGATATTAGCAAAGGCAGCCGAATTAGTTAGAAAGAAAGGTATAAAAGGTTTTTTAATTGACCCGTGGAACTACATACAACATAATATTCCAACGGGGCAAAGTGAAACGCTTTACATTTCGGATGCTTTGACAAAAATAAAGATGGCAGCTTTTAATTTAGGTATTCATATTTTTATAGTTGCTCACCCTGCAAAGTTGATGAAAGATAAAAGCGGTAATTATGAAGTACCAACGCTTTATAGTATTTCAGGTTCTGCTCATTTTTACAACAAAGCAGATAACGGGTTTACGGTTTACCGAAACAATGAACTAAAAACAGTTGAGGTTCATATTCAAAAGGTTCGTAATTCATGGAATGGCAAATTAGGAGTAATTGAGTTTACTTATGACACATATACAAGACAATACACATATGTACAAACTGGAATGTAAAACACAAATTATGAAACAATGCACCAAATGCAAACAGACAAAACCGTTAACCGAGTTTCAAAAGCGAAGCGAAACTAAAGACGGTAGGTATCAACATTGTAGAAAATGTGTAAGTGAAGTTTACAAGAAAAAGAAATCTGCAATGGATTTAATAAAGTTTTTCTAACTTTGGGGTATGAATAAAGTAGGAAGACCGAAAGAAACTTTAGATAGTTTGCCTGAAGGATGGCAAGATACTTTACTTGAACTTTACAAGCAAGGTGGTAGCGATGAAGAAGCTAAAGCGATAGTTTATCATTTAAGGGGTACATTCTCTAACGATCTTTGGGAAAGATGGATAC